CTCCTTTCATAATCTCGTCAATCTCCGGATTGGTGATCGACTCTATCTCCACAGTCCCTCCGCTGTTTGGCAGATTTACAGAACTGATTGGATCATTACCCGACAAAAGCTGCAGTTGATTCCCCTCTAACTGCAGCCCGTCTCCTTTTTGCTTTAATTGCTCCACGATCTGTTCCAGTACATGTTTATCCGCTGGAGCCTCATAATCTTCTGGCTTTTTTCGTGCTTTTACACTTAACCGAATTTCAAATATGGTCTTTCCTTCTCCCGGAATAGTCTTATATACATATGCCTGGATTGTTCCACTTCTTTTCAGTAATTCATTTGGAATGTCGACTGTGATGTCACCGTCTTCCACTTTCCCAAGTACTACCAATGCACCATTCGTACATTTGTCAGTGAAATGTACTTGTATTTGTTCTTCTTCTACTTCCATTCCGCAGATCTGTAAAACCTGTCCGTAGTCCCATTGTGTAAGTTTTCCATCGATATCTACCCGCTTGGAGCATCCATCAAATACTGCAATAATCATTTTTTATGCGCCTCCTCCAAGCGAATCGATATCCGAATTCGGAATATCCTCTATTCCTGTTACTTCTCCAGAAGCACCCCGTGGAATTTCGAAATCAAATACCGCCTCAGTTTCTGTACCCGAATTTTCAACAGACGCCTCAGTTCCGGCCTCCCCAGTCGTAGTAGTTCCGATCCGTATTGTTGCTGCCTTTCCTGCCGGTCCTTCCGGACCCTGAATACGTCCTACATTTTTCCACTGACCAGATACGTTGTCCCATACATATAGATTTCCATCTACCAGATAGGATTCGCCCACATTTCCTGTTGGATGTTCTCTGTTCAATTCCTCTTCTGTTTTATAGGACCCCAGTATAGTAACACCCGTTCCATCTTTTCCCGGATCCCCCTGAATCCCTTTTTCTCCTCTTGGACCAGGATCCCCTTTCTCTCCTTTAGCCCCTGTTGCACCGGATAAATCTACCATGTACTCATATCCAGTTGCGCCCTTTCTATAAACCTTGGCATTATCAGCATCATCCGGGTTACCGGTACTTATCATCACAATCGCATTTTCCGGAAGACCATCGGTTTCAAATCCTGCATTCATCTGTCCTACAGAGGCATAAATTTTTTGCACGTTTAAAGCAATGCTTCCACTTTCTATGGTCCCTGACTGCAGAGAATCAATTTCCATCGTTGTAATTTCAATCGGATCATACTTCTCCAAACGATTCAGTATATCTACAAGCGCCTGATATTCATTGGTTGACTGTATTTCGGATGCAGCCACTAAGTTTTCTCTGACCTCCATCTTCACTTTGAATGATGTGACAGCATTGCTACCATCAATCAAATGTAGCTGGCATTCCGTATTTCCCACTTCTGCAACCATTTGCGGCGTCAAACTGAACAGGACGCAATAATTGCTTATCACGGTTCCTTCTGTGTAAGTTTCTGATCCGCTTGGTTTCTTACAATAAATCCTGGCCTTACTGATTGTCTTTGCCATTCCGGAAATCATACAGCGCAGAAGTCTGCCCGAATCGTACTGTACTGCATAGATTGTTTGCATAATTCCCGGGTTTCTCACGTCAATGTATAAAGTTGTCGTTGTTTCCATATCACACCTTCTTTCTTATCCTGGTATCCACCTGACGAGGTAAACGTCTCCCGGCAACACACCTCCACCGCTTTTGTATCGCAGCACACAGTCCCACGGATAGTTATAGTATCCGGTTGTCCAAATTTCCTTTCCTGTCTGATCACCAGTCTGGCCGCCGGTTGTTCCGCCAAATTCATTTTGGCTGGCCTGCACAACCTGTCCATTTCCAATTCCCATTGCAGTATGGTTTACGATGTTCAGAAGGATATCCCCTCTTTGTACACCGGATCCTGTTGCCAGATTTATCTGCCCTGTCACATCCGTAAAACCGCAATTTAAAAATATTTCCCGCATATTACCGGTGTAGGTTGCCCCATTGCTTTTTACCGGAACCCCGGCATTTTCCCACGCCTGAATCAATAACGAGGAGCAATCGTAATCCGGTCCCCAGCGGTTTGTCTGATCATATCCATGACTGTTATCATTTGCGATTTGAATCGCCCAGTTTACCGCAGCTTCTATTTTTTCAGATCCTCCTGCATATTGACTCAGGTAGTTGTACCAATATCTTGCCTGCTGCCGCCTCTCGGCTTCCACTTCTACACCTGCACGTTCAAAGTTTTTCAAAAATGCAGATGCCAGATATTCCGGTGACTCTCCGCTGACCTTAAACTGATCAAACGACAGCGGATATGCATCGGTTGCAATCCACTGACCAAAAGAAACTGTAACAGAATCTATCCATGTAAGCTGACCGTTTGGATCCGTAATCCCATATCCGTTCGCACCTGCCCAGTTTGTATAATTTGTTGCCGGTGTCCACTGTACCAGTCCAAAGCCTCCACTATAGTTTCCCTCCTGCAGGCTTTGCCAGATTCCGGGATTGATGTTCGATTCACTTTGCATGTTGCCGCATATTCCAGCAATGGCATTCAGCGACCATCCTTTTTGTTCAAAAAAACTTAGTACTTCTCTTGCATTTCCCTGCATCTGCTCTGTGGTCAGATAAAAATTTCCTATCGTCCATGACATCAGAAATCACCTTCTTTCGTGATTCCGCCCACAAGAAATCCTTTTTCAAACCTTAGATTTGTCCCATTCGAAAAAACTGCAGTTCCAGTCTTTCCATAAACTCCCGGTCCAACGTTTTCCGCATCTAACAGAACTGCATCCTTCGTGATCCTTAGTAAGTTTTTGCTGTCTTCTTTGTTTCCATCGGTGAATAACAATGCATTTCCAACATACGTCATACAAAGAACGCCCTCATCATTTTTGTTTGAAAATAATATTGTTCCGTCCTTTATTGTCACACGCCGATTATCGCTCAAAGAATCGCAGATATATTTCCCTTCTGCGTAAATTCCATCTTTATCCAGTCGGACTATTTCTTTCCCGCTTGCATCCAGCACCCTTGCAACGCCACTATTATTGTCAAGTCCTCCGATTTCCAAAGTTCCACCTCTGATCCGATCAGCCAGCATTGTTCCTGCTGTGATAAAATCAGCAAAGAATCCCTGTCCTGTTCCAAAGGTGGACCAGTCCCAGTCTCTTCCATCTGCAGTTCTTTTGCTGGCAATCTCGAACCCCATTGTACCAAGGCACATTGCCCCAAACGTTTCCGACTCCGGATTCAAATCTTCAAATAAAACAGCGCGTACTTTCTGTTTTTGTGCGATGTCGGACTGTGCCCGAAACTGTGCTTTCACTCCGTTTATGATGCCGTTTACCTGTGCTCCTATCACAGTGCCATCCGGCCGGATTGCACTTTCTATCCGATTTGACATACTTGATACATCCGTAATGAAATTGTATTGAAAGTCTCCCAACACAACAGATGCAACCTCTTCATTGATACAATCCCATTCCAGTTCTATGACACGTGCATCTGTTACAATATCCAGTTTGCTGTGACGACAATGTACTGTGTCTCCGATAGAAACTTCTTCCAGTTCCCGGATATCCGCGTACAATTCCGTATCATGCAGCATAACCATATCAGCGGATATCGTAACCTTCGGCTTGTCAATTCCAGCTTCAAACTGTTCCTCGCATTTTTCTTTTAACGCATTGTTCAGTTCTTCCTGTGTATTGCAGATCACGATTCCGTTCTCTTCGTCATCTTCCGCAGCATCGGCCTTCATCTTCACATCTTCAAATGTGATCACTCCGTATTTTATTGTTGGATATTTATCAATCAGTGGTGAGTCCACCCACGGTTCATTCCCCTCTATCATGTATCCGTTATATGCCTTTGGTACAATCCTTGTAATGACCTCGCTGGTATCAATCTCTTCCTGCAGCCCGTTTTCCGCAATATTTTTCCCGTATAAAACCTGCACCCCATGATCGATTCCAACCCGGTCATTGACGGTGATCGTATAATTATCCAAAAGAACCTCACCGCCCCATCTGTTCAGGAAGGAGTTCTCCTCTTCTCCGCAGATTGCTTCGATCAGGTTCTTTGTCTGGTAATATGCTGTTGATATTATTTTGATATTAGATTTTCCACTGTACTTTTTATTTGGTGCGGTCATGATGTCCAGTGCCTGCTGCCCGTTTTTTTCCGTTGGACGTATATCCAACAGAAAACAATCATCAATCGCATCCATAAAAACCGGTTCCAGTTCTGCACTCACTCCAGCATCTGATTTTGCTTTCTTTTTGATCCGAAATAACTGTGTTCCATTGAATGACTCCAGTTTTACGACTGCGTCCTCTTCTATCCACTTCCAACGTCCCTCTTCATCGATCGGGTGCTGAATCTCCGCTTTCCAACTTCCGTTTAGTATTGCTTTTACAGAAGCGCTCTCCGGAAGTAAGGGCATATCACCGTTATGTTCATAATCCGTATTTTCTGGTTTATAAAGTTCTATCCTTATAAGCACCTCCAGTTCGGAATCACTTTCAGATCAAATCCTCTTGAGATATACACGGTATTCTCTCCCGGTAAAAGATGTAGTTCTGCATAATCTCCATACACAGATGTGTTCATCAATTCTCCATCTTTTCTGTATGCCATCAGCCTGTCTGTATCAATCACCAGATTCTGGCCAACATTCGCTTTCATTTGACTTCCGTTTACCTGCAGGATGCACTCACCTTCACCTGTGATCAAATAGACCGGCCTTGATCTGTCATATGGATTGCAAAACACCTCTTCCGGTGTATATTCTGCTTTTCCATCTGTTCGATATCGGTATCCCTCACACGTAAATTCTACCTCAAACTCTCCGACCTCTTTTACTTGCCGTTCTGCCGCATTGATCTTAGTATGTTTTACATGATAGAAGTACTCCAGTTCATCGCTTAAAATCAATTCTGTATCATCTTTTCTCATGAGCCATCTTCTCGCAGTCCGAAATCGCTCCTGCCACCTTTGAGAATTTTCTGCAAATGTAAATGGAACTGTGATTGTAATGTCGCTCACAGTTCCATCTTCTTTGAATATGCTCCCATCTCTTCCTGGTATTTTTACCTCTGTGTAGTTGTATTCTGCCGAAGGGATAGACGGTCTTTCTCGTACAAGTATTCCTATTTCTGTATTTGTATGGCCGTTTCTGATAATTTCATACATTTACCGTCTCCCCTTTCCTCTTTTTGTGTGATGTACTTGAGATGTAAATCCTTTTTTGGCTGTTTCTACAATATAAGAATCAAGCTTTTGATTTCCAATTTGCACACCGACATTATTGTTCAAAACAATGTTAGTCTGTGTAGCACTTGCCAGAGCTGGAGTTCCTCCGTACATACTCTCACTCATCGTCTTGGCAACTCTTTTTACCGCATTGGAAACCTTGTACACATTCTCATTGATTCCTTTTACCATTCCATCGATAAAATCCGGCATCCATGTTTCATAATCTCTCAAAGGACCTTCATCTGGTCTTGAAAAATGTAAGAAAGATCGAATCTTATCTCCGATCCCTTTTACTGCATCCACAATCCCGCGGACTCCGGATAATATCCCTTCTTTCAATCCATTGATAAAATCCGCTCCCCATTCCCAGGCATTATCGATCCACCCGGAAATTGTAGATCCAATTTTTTCGAAAATATCACTTACAATCTTCGGAAGTTCCCGGATTGCATTTTTAATTCCATCTCGTAATGCTTCAAACCCACTGATCGCAGTTTCTTTTACCAGAGATACCAATGTGGATACCACATTTTTAATTTCATTCCAAATATTTGATGTAATCTCCTTGATGGAATCCCAAATATTCGCAACTGCATTTTTGATATTATTTAAAATATTCTCCAGATCCGATTTTAATTTTTCAAAATCTCCAGTCACCAGATCAATCATCAATAGTACTGGTGCAAGTGTAGCGTTTTTGATGAATTCCCATGCATTTTGTGCAAGTTGCTTAATTCCGTTCCAGATCCCATTTAAATTCTCTTTTAATTTCGTAAAAGAATCTGTAATGGTTGTTACGATTGTTCTTATCGTTGGATTGGCAAGCAATGACGATAACATCTCATTCCATGCATTGGGAATCGTTTCTGTAAAAAATTCTACAATTCCATCCCATGCTGCAAAAAATCCATCCCTGATTGCCTTTAAAATTCTGTTCACGCCTTCTCGAAACCATTCGCATTTATTATACAAAGTAACCAGCGCCGCTATAATTGCTGTAATAACCGCAATTACAGGATGTGCCGTTATCATTCCAAGTAGTCCGGTCACCGCTGTTTTAATTCCGCCGACCAACTTTGTCGCAACTCCTCCGATTCCAGACAACTTCGACAGTGCTCCTGCCACCGCAGATATCCCGAGTGATATCTGGCCGATTACCATCAGTAGTGGTCCTAATGCTGCAACCAGAATTCCGACTACTACAATCACCTGTTGCACGCCTTCCGGTAGTGCTGAAAATTTATTGACAAGTGCGGTAATAAGTTCTGCTACCTTCTGGACAATTGGTGCCAGTGTATCTCCGATCTGAATCGCTGCGGTTTCCAGAGATCCTTTTAATTCCTCGATTGCTCTTGATCCATCACTCATCTGAGAATTGGCCAACCTTTGTGCTGCTTCCTGATCATTTGCCGCATTGATATATTTCTGAATCCCTTCAGTCCCGCTATCCATCATCACAGTAGCGGCTCGCATTGCATCGGATCCGAAGATTGTCGATAACGCCGCATCTCTGGATGCCGAATCCAAACCTCCAAGTTTATTCTGCAACTCCTCAGCAATCTCTGAAGCTCCAAGGAGATCCCCATTGGAATCTCTTGTCTGTATTCCAAGCTGTTCAATCATTGTTGCAGCGCTATCTGTTGGTGCCGCCAGCCTCTGGAGCATGGTTTTTAAAGATGTTCCCGCATCGCTTCCCTCAATTCCCGCATCTGCAAAACGAGCCAAAACCGCTGTTGTTTCCTGTATAGACCATCCAGCGTTTTTCGCTCCAGCAGAACACTGTGCCAGTGCCTGTGTGAGAGGTTCTACATCCGTAGAAGATGCAGCTGCTGCCCCGGCCAAAGCGTTTGCCGCTTCTGCAGACTCATTCGCAGACAGACCAAATGCTCCCATTGCCTGCACAACAACATTTGCCGCCTCTCCAAGATCCATCCCGGAAGATGCCGCAAGATCCATTGTAGTTTTTAATGCCCCTGCTTTAATGTCGGCTTCTGTCAAACCACCTTTTGCCAGTTCTGTGATCGCATTTCCTGCATCAGTTGCAGAAAAGACTGTATCCTGTCCGGTCTGGATTGCAAGCTGTCTTAGATCTTCCATTTCAGACATGGGCTTATCAAGTGCTCCTGCCGCCTGACTCATTGCATCGTTGAAATTATTTGCCATAACAGTGGATGCCGCCCCTACACCAGTCAGTGCCCCCGTTACCGGCAGCAAGGATTGTCCCACTCCTTTGACCTTATTTCCAAACTCTCCGGATACCGCAGATACTTTTGCCAGATCAGCATTTGCACTTCCTACCTCTTTTCGCAAAGCTTTATAATCATTCGTTGTTTCAATGATTTCTCTTTGAAGCGCATCCATTCCTTCTGGACTGATCGGATGTCCAAACTCATCATCTACCTGCTTTTTCTGTGTCTTTAATTCTTTTAATCTGCTGGAAGATTCGTCTATCTCTGTCTGTAACTTTTTATATTCTTCTGTATCGATCTGACCACTTTCTTCCATGGACTTCATGCTCTTTTTGAGCTTGTCCATTTTTTCGTTGGTCTTTACAATCTCCTCTTGAATCGGAGTATACGCTTCTTTCCAAGCATCATAATTTCCGGCGGTTTTTGCTGCCTGTTCGCTTGCCTGTTTTAAAGTTTCCAGCCTGTTTTTCGTTTCACTGATCGACTGCTGCAGCAACTTCTGCTTCTGATTCAGCAATTCCGTATTCGTGGGATCCAGCTTCAGCAATTTATTGACATCTTTTAATGACTGTTCTACACCGTACAGTTTTTTGTCAACACCGGACAGTGCCTTTTCCAGCTTGGAAGTATCGCCGCCAATCTCTATGGTAATTCCTTTTATTCTGCTCCCTGCCCTTACATCCCTCCTTTACAGTGCATCAATATCCGCCTGTGTTGCAATTTTCGGATAATCATACTCATCATTCTTCATTTCGATAAACATATCGTTGATCATTCCAATGCTTAACAGGTCTAAATCAGAAATAGAAATACCGCACTGTGCACATCGAAGCATGAACAATGCGGTATTGACCTCACGATCTATTTCCCTCTCTTTTTTTTTGGAACTGACATCTGTTTATTTTCTGACTTCCACATTTCCATGATTTCCGGCAGAATCTCATAGATATCAAATGTCTCGAACTGATCCAACCACTCGTTGATATCGTCCGGCTGGTTAGGATCGCCATGTTTATGCATCAGAAAGGCAATGTTTTCAAACATTTCCAGTGATTCGATCGGGATTCCACTTTCAAACTTACTTTCATCAAATTCTGTACCTTCTTTTTCGCATTTTTTCTGCATCTCGTCTTTGAGTTTTTCCTGGATCTTGATCTGCTTTTCAATTTTCTGCATATCTACAAAAATATCTCTCCCAAATTTCAGTCGATAAATCCGTGGGATTGCGGCAGAACTTTTGAATTTATATTCTGTTCCATTGATTGTGATCGTCTTTCTCATCCTGTTCTCCTTTTATGCTGCAACTTCCTGATCTGGAATGTACACCTTATCAAACCATTTTTCGTATAAGTCATCTGTTGTATCTGCTGTTGTCTTTGCCCGAACTGCCATTTTCTTAGCTGTTCCAAGCTGTACAGCGGATGCAGAAACTGTGACAGTGTCAGTTGTAGGTTCAATCGCGTCCTCTGTTGTGCTGGATTCTGTTGTAGGACGTGTAGAGGTACAGCAATAGAACCAGAACCGTGTTCCCCTCACATCGCCGTCAATTTCAAATCCCAGCGCAAACCGTTTTACTTTTGCAGTCGCTTCTTCCAGCATGACTTTGTTCTTGTCAATGTATTCACTTAAAATCTTTTCCCGGAACTCATCCGTGATCAGCGCCATTTCCCAGTCTCCCTCATATCCGCTATTGGAAGAAGAAACATAATACTTGATTCCATCCGCATGAAACGGTGTCAGTTCTCCCTGTGCTTCCAGTGAAAGCGATACGGAGCCAGGTACCGCAAACGGTGTGTCAAATGTAATTTCTCCCGTCTCACTCTCCTGCAAAAGCGCAACATGCGCATTATGGATATTGAATTTGACTTTATCCTTTTTTGTTGCCTGTCTTTTTTCCCTTACTTAGCCCTCCACTTCATATAATACTTCATACATATTTTCTGATTTAATATACTGTTCACTTTTCTGCCAGAAGAGATCTGCTGCATCAAGTGCCGCTTCTACACGTTCCTCCAGTTCAAAGTCCTTTTCATCTGTGTACAGTTCAATATCAACTTTGTCTGATTTAAAATATACCTTCCCATCTGCGGAAAAATTTCTCGTTTCCGGAATCAACCAGCAAATAAAAGGAGGATTCACCGCCTCACGTTCTTCGAAATGATGATACCGATATTCAATTTCCAGTACATCCAGAATTGCTTCTATCCTCTCCTTTGTCATAAATATCGTTCTGTCCTTTCCTGTAGAATTTCCTTTGCGTGCTTTTCTGCAATTTTGATATGCGGGATCCCGTCCACTCTTCCACCATTCCTCTTTGCGTGTCCTTTTTCCAGCAAATGTGTAAGCCGGTATTCCGGCTTTTGGGAATATACCACCATATCATAGCGGTGCCTTCCACTCAAATTTTCGTCTCGTTTATAGCTCCAGTGCTTTGCATATTCACCGGTATCTCCTTCCGGTGATATGGAACGTAATTCCGCAGCTGTCTGCTTCGCCGTCTCTTTCACTGCTTTTTCCACTGCTTCCCGTACATCCTCACGATACGCATCTAACTCCTGCATGACTTCGATTGCGAACTGATCAATATTAATTTTCGGCATGGTTTCTCACATCCTCATAAGTCGTTACTACTCTTTCCAGAGAAAGCAGTAAACAAGGTGGCGCTGCATCATATTTATTCTGGATCTGTATGATCTTGTACTGCTTTTCTCCGATTATGCAGATGTCCATCGTAGAAATGTCTTCTACTGGCAGAATTGCAACTACTTCGTCAATCTGATTGGATAATACCTTTGCCTCATAGAACCGTTTGATTCCAACTGTACGAAATCCGAATCGAATTCCAGCTTGCCTGGTCTCTACAATCTTCCGGCCTTTTACGCTGCATATATCCAGTGATCCATCGTTAAATGTGGTAAACTTTGTATCCTTACGTCTCGGCATTGCATCCACCCGCTTTTCTTCGAAAACTGCGCATCTGCAGTGATATGATTTCTGATTTATAATTTTGAATAAACTCATCTACCTGACCGGCTCTTGCATACATGCAGTAATTTAAGAGCAGCTCTTTTTCTTGTGTTTCGCTTTCAAAATCACAAAATCCTATTTTGCCCTCAAGGTACGCTTTTCCTCTCTCTACGATACCAGAGAGCTTTTTACGCTCCCTGATATCCATATCCCATGTAATATCCAGAAAATTCTTCACATCTTCTAACAGATCGCTCATGATTATGCCTCATTCTTTGTTACAGTCACCTGATATGTCTTGGTTGTCTTTCCATCTGTCACTTTTGCTTTTACTACATTTCCTGCGCCGGAAGCCCATGTAACTCTGCTGCCGTTTGCAATCGGTTTATCATTGTAGGTCAATTCCAGTTCTGCAGTGCTGTCTGCGATTACCGCCTGCACCGTGTTTGATGCGTCTGTTGTTGTCAAAGTATATGTCAATGTTCCTTCTGCGAACTCCGGTGTCAGTGTATGTCCCCCTACCTTGAAATCTGCAAGATTTGCATTTTCCACATTTTCTACACTTGGAACAACTTCCACTTCATAATGTGCTGGCTGCAGATCACTGATGTCCAAAAGCATGAAGGCATTATCATCTACTGCAAATCCATGACCATACATTTTGATCAGGTAAACCCTTTCATCTTCCAGGAATCTGTAATCATCTGAATACAGGATTCTTCCGTTATTTTCGATTCCAGATCCCATGAAGTAAAGCTTTGCCATACCAAATACAGCCTTTCCGACTCCTACCGCCGGAGACTGGATCACATCGATCGGGAATGGTAGTGTACTTACATATCCACCGCCCGGCGCTGGTCTCTGTGTTGCCGGAAGGACTTTGCTGAAATAATCTGACGGATTTACCACCAGAATCAGTGTGTCTACGGTTCTTGCCTGTCCTTTTTCATTGATTGCCAGAACAGCCGCCAGTTTTCCAAGCTGCACATCATTAAACTTTGTAACCTTTACTGCTTTTTTATCCGGATATACTCCACCCTTGATCGTAACAGAGTCTCCCACCTGTTTTGTCATACCGATTGGCATGTCTTTTCCAGTTCCATTAATGATGCCGTCTTCCAATCCATTTGCAAGCGCTTCATACAGGACCTGTCTCACATAAGTATCCAACCATTCTGGCCCCAGATCCAACATTGCTTTACACACCGGAAGAAATGCGGACAGTTTACTCAGTGTCACATCTACCTCTTTAAATCCGGATGTCAGCTCCTGGATGATCTCTGCGCAAAGTTTTCCCCATGCTGCTTTCTGATATCCATTCGTATTCATCATCATTCGTGTCAACCCTGTTACGGATGTAAACTGGATTTTGGACAACAGCGGATGATCTGTTTTCAAATCTTCAAATACTTTGTCAATTACGGTATATGGCATTACCACATCCAGATTTTCTACCGCCTGTTTCGGATTCGGTGCTTTCATGGCTTCTGCCAGTTTCTGATAATATTCTTTTTCTTTGGATGTCAGCTGTCTTACGCCGCGCTCAGACAGAATTCTCTGATCTGCTTCTTCTACGATTCCCCGTGCCTGTTCTATGACACTTTCCTGAATCTTATCGCACAGCTCCACAAACGCTGCCTGGAACTGCTCTGCATCTCCGGCTGTGATTGCCTCATTCATCTTCTGTACGATTGCTGTTTTTTCCATTTCTAATACATCTAAATTTTTCCTTAAATCATGCCTCCTCTAAAAAGATTTAATACATTGTTTTTTCTTGGTTTCTTGTCTTCCTGTGGTTTCTGCATTGCTGCAATCTGCTGCCGGAAGCTCTCCTGACTATTTAACTGTCTTTGCATATCGGACAGCTTCTCCAGAATCTCTTCTGTATTGACCGGTTCTGCTGTCTTTCCCATGATCTCATCAATGAGTCCATATTCCAGCGCCTTTTCCGGAGTGAGGTAAGTCTCATTTTCCATTAACTCAATCAACTCACTTTCCTCAATCTTCGCCCTTTCCAGAAAAACTTGCCGGTTTGCTTCCATCATGTCATCCAGATCATCGGCATATTTTCTCAGTTGTGTTGCATTGCCCGAGCAATACATCCACATATTGTGTATCAGTGCCGTTGTACCTAAACACATTTTTCTTGTGTCACACGCCTGTAGAATCAAAAACGCAACACTGTGTGCTACGCCATCCACAATCCCGACTTTCTGGTTTTGTTTTTGCTTCAGTAAATTGTAAATAGCAACGCCCTCTTTTACGGATCCACCATTTGAGTTGATATGCAGCTCAATTGTCTGTCCTTCTGGAATTTCACTCAGTTTCTCTGCAAAATATTTCGCAGAAGTCTCCGAGTCCTTATATTCCCATGCGTTCCAGTCAAATTCTCCATATTCTGTCACATCATCATAAATGTACAGAAGTGTTTTGTTCTCTGCCTGAACAGGCTGCATTCTCCAGTTTGTTATGTTTTTCCTTGTCTCACCCCTTTCACTCTGTGGTTTCTATATCCAATCCTGCAAGCAGGTCTTGAATCTTACTATAATTTTTCGTCATAAAGTGCTGGTTTGCCCAGTCTTCTTCAATTCTCGGTTTTCCGAGCACTTCTAAAATATCATTGATCGTAAATGCTCCGCTTGAGATCAGCTTGTCTACTGGAGTTGCAATATCAAAAATATCAATATGCTTGACTGCCAGAGTCTCTATCTTTACATAATTTCCAGCTTTAAATCCTGTGTATCCATTTCTCTTTCGGTTGATCTCCTGCTGCAGCATCTTAATGAGCGGATCTATCACAAAGGTCAGAAGTTCATCAATCGCTTTCCCTGTATCCTGTACATCTCCTTTGGCCAGACTCGGTGGGAAAGAAAATGCTCTTGCTGTAAATTCAAAGATGTCATCAGCTAGAGACTTGATATCTCGTGTTGACTCTGTAGAATACGTCTTTCCGCTTTCTGAAATATCCTGATATTCGTATCCGTCAAACAATGGCAACACCGCACTGTCGCTTTCAAAGAAGTTCTTAAAATGCGTGCTCATCAACTCCTGGAATGTTTCATCGAAATTCTCACTTTCCTGTGCAATTGCTCCAATATTCAGGATTCCTTTTTTTCCTCTTGATTTTTTATAGGCATCCTGCGCATATATCAGTAATTTTGAATACGTTTCATACATCCCATTTGTGAGATTCCTCATATTTTCTGAGTTTAATTCGAAAAACATTACTTCCGACATTTCCCGTGTTTCAGACAATTCGTAACCGTCAAATGTGATCCCGCTGAATCTGTACTCCTTCAATGCCAGCACCTCTTTGCTGTAACTGTCTGCCACATAAATGTGATTGTTTACTTCTACTACAAGGCATTCATTGTTCCGGTACAGCTTGCCAATCAGCTTATTCATGAATGACGTTGCATTCTGGTTCTGATTTGGTTCGTAATTCCAAAGATAATACTCCTGCCCTTTTACTTCTTTCTTCTTGATATACGTTTTAAATTCGCATTTGCTGATGGCATTTGCAATTTTATTGACACAAGTCCAGAAAGCCAGCTCTCTCAGATATACTTCGTACATAGCACTCTGTACATCTTTATCTTTCATAATGCCATCCACTGTGATCCTTGTGGTACTGCTGCCTCCAAGTTTTTTGATCAACCAGTCTTTAATACTTAATTTCCTACGTTCACCCCCTTAATAACTGTAAACCTGTATTTTCGGTGTTGGTTTTGCCCGTTTCTGCGGCAGCACGTTTTCCACAGTCATCGCCGCTACAAATGCCATAAATGGGTCTGTTTTTCTGCTTTTTCCTTCTATTTTTCCATATACATAATTTCCCATATCGGCATCATCCTCTTTTCCTGGTTTTCTTCCGTGTCTGATTAGTTTTGCATTATTGGTGGCCCACCTTAATTCTGGAGCATCTCCCCACCGCAACCATTGATTTACAAAGCAGCTATCAATCAGAGGTGCCACTTTCATAATGTCTGATGGCCGGATCAGCTTCAGATTCTTATTCACTTTCATATCAAATCCTATTTCCTGCAGATATTTTCCGATCAATGCAAAACGGAAATCATCCAAGGCTAAAGCTTTGATATTGTATGTGCGTTTTGCTTCCTGTATATAATTTGTAAGCAATGACGGATGTATTTCCACGTCATCTACAAGCGTCAGTCTTCCGGAATCCGCCCATTCTTTCCATGGAGCCTTGATCCTCGGAATATCTTTCGAATTTAGGCACATCCATGAATGGCTGATATCAAACCGTTCATCTCCATCTCGGAAATGAAGATCTACGGAAGCCCAATCTGTTAATTTTGTATAGTCAATTCCACATACACAGCTCCATCTTTCCAGATCCGGCAGTAAGATGTTGGTCGCTTTGATATTGTCCCACTCCGTTACACTCATTTCTTCCGCATTTTCCGGAATATTCATTCGTTTTGTCATAAATGCCGGAAGTCTTCTCGGATTTTTCTTCCATTCCCTATATTCTTTCCTGATCTCTTCCATAAGACTTGGCAGATATGGCAACGATGGATTTGCCATTGGCCAGTTTTCTTCCTGATCCACATCTTCCTTTTTATTCAGTTTACAGATAAATGGTAATAACCCATTATCCGGTTCGCCGCCCCGTAAGATCTGTTCGGAAGTTTCCAGCAGATCATCCAGCGGTCCTTCCCGCACATCACCATTTGTCGTGTAGTAAGAACGTCTTGGATGTTTCTTCTTACCAAGTCCTGTCGTAAAGACGTTTATATTCTTATAGTCTTCATATTGATGGATCTCATTAAAAATACAGATTCCAGAACGAAGACCGTCTTTTCCTTTCGGACTGTTTGTTCTTCCCTTCATAATAGACTTTGTTTTCAAGCATAAAACCTGTTCTTTCGTCCATCGGAAGAATTTCTTTAATTTCTTTATCACAGACGGTCGTTCAAATGCGTTTATCACGTCATGGACTGGACGCATTGCCTGGTCCTCATTATTGGCGCAGATATCTACATCGTACTCTCTGATTCCATTATGCGGGGACATTAAACACACTGATTCGAGCGCAATTGTACCATCTTTTCCCGCTCCTCTCCCCAACATACAGAATAAATCCGGCCATCTTGGAAGCCCGGATTCTCTCCAATATGTGCAATCATGAAGTCCGATCACAAACTTCTGCCAGGGAAATATTTCTTCAAACGGGAAGTATTTTGACATCCCGATATATTTTTCCAGCTGATCACAATCTATATAAATATCTTCATGCTCAAAACACCATTTTACATGCGCAACAAGCAACTCCTGCTCTTCGCATACTGCATAGATTTTTTTCTCAACTATATCAATCCATTCCTGAATATATGGATGTATGTTACAGCTCATCTTCATCATCTCCCGAATCATCGCCAACCGGCTTAATTCCTAGACTGTCCAGTATTTTAAGCATTTGAGCATTGACCTTAATTCGCTGATCTATCGAGTCATTTTTCTTTTGTCCTTTTTGCCCTCCGCCATTATTATATTCAACGATAGCACCTCTCTTTTTGATATCTGCGATCAGTTCATTCTCCAGGTCCCAGAAGTCCATATATTTATCGACCAAGTCGATGTAATATTTTCCGGTGGTTCCATTCCGGGCCAGCTGATCAAGAAGGTCCTCTTTAATTTCCACTCGCAATAATTCTTTTCTTGTTTTTCTCGCCCTTATACCACCCCCTCCGTCACGCGCGCACGAGAAATCTCTTTTGTCGGGAGCACCCACCGGTCTCTACGGGGCATATTAAAACCCGATTTTTTTCGACCGGGGGTATCCTGACAATTTTATTTTTCTTTACCATCTTTCTTCTGTCAGCGGTTCTTTTTTCTTTGGCTTTCGATATCCATGAACCTCTTCATGACAATCATGACACAGGCTGATTAAGTTTCTCCGCTTCTCACCTCTGAAGCTGTACCAGATTTCCAACGCTTTGTCTGGATGCTTCTTTACATAATTCACATGATGAACCGTCGTTGCCTTTGTATACTTTCCACGTTTCTTACATAACTGACATTCATATTTATCAAGCTTTAACACCTGTTCTCTCAATGCTTTCCACTTGCCCCATGTATAGAATCTGTGGATATTTTCTCTTATACATTTCTTTACAAATGCAATCTCATGTTCTGTCATATTCTCACCTCAATTGCAGGAGAAGGAATCGAACCTTCGACCTTCAGCTAAGGAGACTGACGAGCTTCCACTGCTCTATCCTGCTATATTTGTGCGATGTCGCACAGTGTAGGCTTTTGCCCAGAGCCTTTTATCGTCTTTGCTCAGGACGCAGAAAAGCATCCGGCTTTCGCCAGATGCTCTCTACTATTTTCCATTATTTACTTCTTCTATGAATGCTTTCATAAGTTCGCTTATCTTTGAAGCTTGACTGACTCCTGCAGTTTCACATGCTTCTGCAAATTCATCCGCTAACTCTCGCTTTATCTTGAAACCCTTTGTCATCCATCCTGCTTTCTTTTGATACTTCTCCGATGCAATCGTTTGAGGTTTTGGACTACCTGTCGGCATTTCTTCCACTCCTTCCATTGTCTTGGTACTACATCCATCAATATACAAATGTTCTCTGATACTATTTGTTATTCACTTCTTCTATAAACTGCTTCATCAACTTTGTGAGCTGTGTTCCCATCGCAACGTCTGCTTCTTTGCAAGCTTGACGAAACTCTTCTGCCACTTCTTTGTTTACCTTATACGTTTTCGGTACCAACCCTGCTTTCTCATCCCACTTATCTTGTGGTCTCTGTTTCTTTTCTTCATTACCGAGCATGCTCATCCCTCACTTTCTTTATGAGGCAATAAACCAGCTTTGCTATTCCTATAGCAATGAAGAATATTCCTAACTTCCACAACATCCTTTACACAAATGAGCTTTCATGTTATATTTATTTTGAAGAAGGGCTTTCGCCCCTCTTAGCTAATTAAATAGCTTGTCGAGAATCATTAAAAGGATTCCAACGAATAAGTCCAGAATCGCACTGACCGCTAATGTCTTTATATCGATTTTGGACTTTTTCTTTTGTTTCTTTTTGCTCATTTGTATCTCACCTCCTTACAAGTATATAATATCATATACGTATACGTATGTCAATACTTTTTCAGAGGTTTTTAAAATTTATAGGACTACAGCAAAATCGAAATACGTAACTTGGCAACTTTACTGGATTCTACAACACAAGGAGGAAACTTGCAGTAGTCCACAACGGGTATAGCAGGACTCGAACCTGCGACACATCGGTTAACAGCCGATTGCTCTACCAACTGAGCTATACACCCGTAGGATGCCCTTTATCGACATCCTTTACCCTATCCGCACTCGGGTGCTGACGCTAAATATAGATCGCTGAATCTATTTTTTGTTTGTTTTTGCAGATCTGCGGATATCTGCGTTTTGTGATATCACTCGTAGCACTTCCACGGCATTCCGGATTTTTAATATTTACCATGATATGCTACTAAACCGTGCGCGGGGTTCGAACCCGCTTGTCCCAACTGACCACGGCATAAAAACACCGCCAGACAAGAAAGGGTGAAAGTCCGGCGGTGCTTCGAATGTTTGGAAAGATTTTGAAGTCTTTCTTCTGACTCTATGTTATACTATATATTATTTAAAACGAACAATGTGAACAAAACGAACAAACTTTTATTTTTCTTTCATCCACCTCTGAAATTCCATTCTTGCACTATCTCCCGTGCAATTTCCTTTCATTTTCGCAGCCACTTCATCCCACGTCAGTCCTTGCATGACCTTGAACCGGATAATCCTCTGCATCCGCACCGGAGCTTTATTGATTACTCGCTCCGCTTTTACTTTGATCTGCTTTGCATTTCTTTTTCGTTCTTCCAACAACCGTTCCTCTTCGTCTATGTTAACCGTGTTCTCTACACATCCATAGATATTAAAACTCTGCGGCTGGTATGGAAACTCCGGATTGCTGCCTGTCACCTTGTCCTGTACGATCGTCTTTCTTCTGTGCCGTCTGATATCTTCTTCTGTCTCTTTTACCAATGCTTTCGCATCCATGTACTCATAGATTATGTTCTTGTCCAATTCAATCACCTCCCGGGATCCGCTCTTTTATGTTGCATTTTTCTGCTATGTAGTCCACAGCGTCCTTATTTGCCCTCTCGCCGCCTTTAAAGTCACAGGCAAAGGCTTTATGCTCCTGTTGCTTTAAAGCTGTCTCACAGGGCTTTCTCGTTGCCATATTATGCGCATCTATCTTCCGGATAACTCCTGCCGGCTCCTTTCTGCGCTTCATAGTCTCTCTTGTCATTCCTGCATCACCTCAATTTTCTCTCTACTACCCAGCCCGTAAATATTACAAGCAGTATAAGCGGGAACATTGCCGCAGCTAAATAATCTGCCTTTTCCAACTCAACTTCTTCCAATCCTGTCTCCTTAAATGCTATGACCGCTCCAAGCCCCAATATGTAGTAAAGGGTTAAGAATGCGATTGTGATTAAAATGTCCATGTTATTTCTCCTTGTATGGTTTTATCTGTTCTTTCGGCATCCACGCTGTCACGACATCGTACACCGTTCCCTTATCTGTTCCAAATTCTTTTGCACAGGTGTTTTCCGAATATTGCTCATCATAGAATCTCCATTCTCCTGTTCTGCTCAGATATCCATCATACACACTGTATTCTTCCGGATGGTATGTCTGTTCTTCTTCTGGAACCCAGGCCGAATCGTAGTCCGCAATCCATTCGGATGAGTGTACGGTAACTTTTACCATTTTCCCGACTTCCGGCAATTTCTCACTTACCGGAATCCAACCGTTATTATCACTAACCACTTTAGCTTCCCCGCAAAATTCGAAATATTTGTTGAGCCATGCAATGACATAGTCTAATTTATATGAGCTATATCCAATATTGTAATAGTCTTCTCCAACTGTTTTATATTTGATTGAATAGTATGTTTTTTCGCCAACCTTGCGCGATATTATTTCCGCACTCGTCACTTTCTCCTTATCAATTCTTTCCATTTCAGAAATAGCTTCATCCATGTGAGAACGGATGATACCGCTAATTTCGGTTGCCATACCTGTAGCACCTAATGCATACAACACCTTATGTCCAGTTACATACTCTTTTTCAACTTCGCTTATCTCCTCCAAAATCTTCTCTAATACGTTCATTCCGTATCCTCCTTATCCACATACTTCTCCACGACATCTACTGCACAAGTCAGCCCGTAAATATAGCTTTCCAGCTCTTCTGCTGTTTTGCTCGCTCCGTGTTTTCGCTTTTCTTCTTTCAACGTTTCGTAGGCATCATTTTTCATGGATTCGATTTCTTCCACGATTTTCTCTAATACGTTCATGTTATCAACTCCATTCTTGACCTTGTATTTCAAATTTCTTCCCGCATTTTTGACATTCTAATATTTCATAATCCCAATCTGACGGTTGTCCACATAAATCACAAAATTCTGAATAATCATATTCATTTTCTTCTTTGCAATATGGGCATTCAAATACAACTTCGGTAGGAATGCACCTAACTACAATTTCCACATCTTTCATCGCTCCACCTCCAACAGTTCAAAATATTTTTCCAAATGCTCTTCTGAAATTTGGAATAATAATTTACTTTTCCATCACTTCCTCAAACAGTTTCCTCGGGAGTATCTTGCCACAATCGATACACTGTTTCCTGCGTCCTGCATAATCTGTAACATCTTCTGTTCCTCCGATCGGTTCGCCGTCAAAATCAAACAGCAACGCCCTATGTACTCTTTCAATCTGGTAATACCCTCTGCTGGAACCACAAAATGGACATTTCTTCAATTCTTCCATGTTATGTTATTCCTCCTTATCCACATACTTCTCTACGACATCTGCTGCACAAGTCAGCCCATAAATATAGCTTTCCAAGCACTCCGCTACACCACTTTCCCCATGTTTTCGCTTTTCTTCCTTCAAGGTTTCGTAGGCGTCATTTTTCGTGGATTCGATTTCTTCCACGATTTTCTCCGGTATATTCATTTTCCCTCTCCACTTCATTATCGTATTTCATGCACTTTCCATCCTTGTACGCTACACATTTCTCTTTAATACACGGATTCAGCACTGGTCTGACAAAATCCCCATTCCCAATAAGCATTGCTTTTATCTCTTCTTTTCCCGTTAAATCAGGGCAAAATAAAATCATCTATTCCACCCCTTTCATATAGCATCCCCAGAATGTCTTACTCTTCTTTCCACTTCTGTGTCCAAATAATGGCTTCTGTCCAATTGCATCCCATACTTCGCTTGCCGGTATGTCATACTCGCTCCACTTAAAAATCAGTACCCCGTCTTCTTTTAGAACCCTCATACATTCAGCAAATCCATCATGTAACATTTTTCTCCAGTTTTCTCCAAGTTTTCCATACTTCTTGGATAGCCATGCAGTCTCTCCAACTTTCTTTAGGTGCGGCGGATCGAATACTACCAGTGAAAAGCTATCATCTCCAAACGGAAGATTCGTAAAGTCGCACTGTATGTCTGGATCTATAGAGCACAGTCTTTCAGATGCTTTCCAGATTCCTGAAAAAGATTCTCTTCTCTTGTCACAATATATCACAGACGGATTTTCTTTATCGAACCAAATCGTCTTGGATCCACAGGTTGCATCTAATATTTTCTTTCCCTTGCAATCTTCCTCATATTCCGGACACTCCACACAATACTCATACCGGTCCATTCTTGCACACT